CTGCGAGCGAATCGGGCGGCGTCATTACGATCACACTAGCTCGGCCCCTTTCTGGGAATAACGTCCCTACGGCGGGGGACGAGTGCGCGTTAGGGCAGGAAGTTCTCAACCGAATGCTCCGCAACAGCTCCACTAGCGGCGGGATACGGCTTTATGGAGGTTCCATAGAAGCTATTGGGAGTACAGTAAACGATTATAATGCACAAATCAGTGGTGGAGGGTTACTCCTCTCCGGCACGTCCAGTAACGTAAACATTGGCATAACCAATAACACCCAAGCAATAGCGTTTACACAAGTTAATCAAGCGGACGCTACTTCTAGCATAGCTATGAACGTAAGAGAAGTAGTCGTAAAAGGTGTGTCTAGTGCTGGCCCTTCTGCGAGTGTAAAACCCGCGAACCTAACGGCTTCCCCTACTATTGTAGTAACCGCCTCGAACACGATAACAGCCGCGGATATGGCTAGCTATCGAGGCAAACGGGTGGTCTTTAAGGGTACCCCTGCGGGGGCATCTGCGGTGGCTCTCCCGCTGGTACAGCCTACGTCGGGAAGTTTCCTCGGGACAGCTTTCTGTTTGCTGGGAGACACTTGGCAAATCACTAACGCAAACACCGGCCCACGAGCGTTTACTTTTACCGTGCCTACCTTTGCGTCTGTTATATGGATTAAAGAAGATGGCAGCGGGCCTACCGTTATCACCGCCGGGAATACTTTTGTTGTTGGTCGTGGGTCTGTAGCGGAGATAGTAGTGGTAGATGACACATCCGAGGCAACAGTTTTTACATTAACCGGAACAAGCATATCTTAACCAACCAAGAGGCAGTACTTATGAAATATTTAATTCTTATCGCAGCGTGTATCCCAGCTCTAGCTCTGGGCCAAAGTTTAGAAGAAACCGGCACATTGCACCGCTGGGACTACGTTGACCTAATTATGGGCGTATTGTCTACAATGGGCGGTGGCGCAGCATTAGCAGCGTATGTGCCTGTAAAGGTACAAAAAGCTATCCCCGGCGTCCGAATGCTGATTAACTTCGTTGGACAAAACTTCCGTAACGCGAAGAATAAGGAAGACTAATGGATCTGACAGAAGTAGTTGGCATGGCGACAGCCATAGTTGTCGCTCTTTCAGGAGGTATGGTCATGCTCTGGAAGAACAATCACGACACCGTACAGGCTAGGATCAAACGCGCTGAAGAGAAGTTAGATGAGTGCGAGTACAACCACAAAGAGGCCAACACGGAGCTAATTAAGCTCTCAGAACGTGTCGGCAATCTTGAAGGTATGGCAAAACTAATCCGAAACACCCCCAATGCCTAAGCGTGACGAATCAGTTATAATTGCTAGGCGTAATAAATCAATAGCGGAGCAAATTGATGAGATCAAAAATAACCGCGAGCTTGGTATGCGTAGGGCTTACCATAGCTCTGTCCTCGCCGAGCTTGAGCGCCGAAACAAATACAAAACTAGTTTTTACGTACACCCCTCCAACGACGAGGATTGACGGAACTCCCCTACCAGCGGGTGAAATTGCTGGCTACGAGTTAATTGGTGGCGGGTTGTTCGCTGAAATATCAAAGGATGTTAGTGAGTACGAGGCTTTAGACTACACACTACCAAGGGAGGGCGCTTGTTTTTCGTTAATCACGAAAGACACATCAGGTAATCGGAGCGAGCCTACTGAGACCTGTATCCCTGCCCTACCGAATCCACCAGTACAGTTCACTGTAACAATACAGTAGGTATAAAAAATGGCGCAGCCGACAGTTTTAACAACAAATACAGGGGTTATCCAGTGCGGGGATGATCCTTTTTTGGGTTCTACAACATTCACCAAAACCGGCTTGTCGATAGAAGCGGGAGCAAAAACCGTTATTATTGTTGCGGCGCTTACATCGAACGCAAAAAGCATAACTGATATTACATTTAATGATGGCGTTTCAGATGTTCCAGTTGTTGCGACTTTCCCCTTTGTTAGAGCGTCAAACGAAACAAAGCCAAGAAATGCAAACAGGGCAGTTGTTTTTGATCTAACTAACTCAGGCGCAAGCAGTTCAGCGTCAATAACTGTAACCAGCGACACAGCGCACAACTACGAAATGTTAATTTATGCTTTATACACCGATGGTTTTTTACAGTCAGCGTATACAGACTTGAGTTACGGCAATACCTATGATTTTAACGTTTACAACCCAAACCATAAAAACAGCAAGACAGTTGCAATCAGTCTAAAAGATGATGATAACGGGGGCGATGTTGAAACAGTATCGGTTGGCGCAAATGCTAGTGTTGTTACACAGTTGACATCAATAGCGGGGGTAACCGGGGCGCTCGACGTTGCTTTCGCAGCTATTCAAACAACCGACAGCGTTGAGGATGCGTTTTATACATACGAATTAAGAAACGCCGCAAATGATGGTTTGGGTACTCCGGAATATTGTGCAAATTTTACATTTCAAATATCTTCACAACGAGAACCATTTCAGGGCAGCACACCTGAAGGCGTTATATCAAGAGGAATTATCTCCTAATGACCCAGTATAAATATTTCAAAACTGAAGAGTTTACCTGTAAAGAAACAGGGGAGAACCGAATACAAGAAGATTTTGTCCGCGCTCTAGACGATTTACGGGAGGCGTGTGGGTTTCCCTTTGTCATTAACAGCGGGTATCGAAGCCCCGAGCACAGTGCTGAGCGCAACAAGGCAAGTGGTGGGGGTACGCATACGAAAGGTATTGCTGCGGATATTGCAGTCGCCAACGGCAACCAACGATTTGTTATAGTACAGAAGGCTCTCGAACTAGGTTTTAGCGGTATCGGGGTGGCTAAAACATTCATCCACGTAGACATACGTACGGAGACTCCCGTTATCTGGAGTTACTAATTCATGCCACTAAAGAAACTACAATTTACCCCCGGAATAAATAGGGAGGTAACTTCAACAACCAATAACCTAGGCTGGTACGACTCCGATAAGGTACGGTTTCGTAGTGGATACCCAGAAAAAATTGGTGGTTGGCAGCGGATTTCCTCTAACAGCTTTTTAGGGGTGTGCCGTTCGTTGTTCCCGTGGGTCACACTAAACAGCGTCATATACATAGGCACAGGCACCAACATAAAGTTCTATGTGGCTAGCGGTGGTGTGTACTACGACATTACCCCCGTACGGCATACGACCGCCGCAGGGGATGTAACTTTTAGTGCGACTAATGGGTCGTCTGTATTGACTGTGAATGATACTAACCACGGGACTACGCAAGGCAGTTACGTGACGTTTTCAGGAGCTACTGGACTTGGAGGTAATGTAACAGCCGCTGTCTTAAATGTTGAATACGCGGTCTTGGAAGTGCTAAGCGTTAACAGCTACACAATACAGTTAAGCGTTACAGCTAACTCTAGCGATACAGGTACTGGCGGGGCTAGTACTGTTGGGGCGTATCAAATAAATATTGGCACTGAATCGGCTGTAGCTCAAAGTGGTTGGGGTGCGGGGCCGTGGGGTCTTGGGGGTTGGGGTGTTGGTCTAACTAGTACCGTAGAATTACGTCTGTGGAGCCAATCCAACTTTGGGGAGGACTTACTTTTTGGCCCTAGAGGGGGAGGAATATATTGGTGGGACGCTAGCGTGACCCTACCTCTTGAGCAGCGTGGAGTCTTAGTGGCGGATGTCGTCGGTGCCGAATCTGTACCTACAGTGCAAAATAGAATCTTAGTGTCGGATAACCGGTTCGTCTTTTGTTTCGGGGCTAACGTTCAAGGCGATATAGCTATAGACCCGATGTTTATTAGGTGGTCAGACCAAGAGGATTTTCTAAACTGGACTCCGGCAGCGACGAACCAAGCAGGTTCTCTCCGTTTAGGTAGGGGTTCAGAGATAGTAACCGCCTTGCAATCTCGTCAAGAATTATTGGTGTGGACAGATATTGCGCTGTACACGCTACAGTACCAAGGAGCGCCTATCGTATGGAGTTCGCAGCTTCTCGATAGCAACACCTCTATAATTGGGTACAACGCCGCAGTCGCTGGGGCTAACGGGGCGGTCTATTGGATGGGTCGGGATGAATTCTACTCCTATAACGGTACTGTGGAACCTCTACCTTGTTCAGTAGAGCGATATGTTTTTGACGACCTAAACCAAGACCAAACGGAGCAGATATTTAGCGGGACGATTAACGCCTTCTACGAGGTATGGTGGTTCTATTGTTCATTAAGTAGTTCGACCGTAGACCGATACGTCGTGTACAACTACGCGGAGAAGGTGTGGTACTACGGGTCGTTAGCGCGTACTGCGTGGGCGGATTCAGGACTTAGACGCAACGCGATAGCCGCCACCTATAGCAACAATTTGGTTGACCATGAGGTAGGTAACGACGACGCAGAGGGCGGAGTAATAACGCCTATATCTGCCTATATAACCTCTTCGGATTTTACCGCGGGTGATGATGATAGGTTTAATCTAGTCAATCGTGTGTTGCCTGATGTAACCTTTACAGGATCTACCGCCGCAGCTCCGTCTGTAGATATGACACTATACGGCATGAAAGACTCAGGATCAGGTAGGAACGATCCACTATCAGAGAGCGGCAAATCGTCTGGCACGACAACACGTTCTGCTACAGCCCCTGTTGAAGCGTTTACTAGACAAATTAACTTGCGCGTACGTGGTAGGCAGATGTCGCTAAAGTTAGAGTCCAGCACCGCAGGGACTAGATGGCAGTTAGGGTCTCCTAGGTTTGATATGCGCCCCAGCGGTAGGAGGGGGTAATGCCTATAGGCAATCAAGGACGGTTCAGCGCCCCAGCGTTACCCGTCCCCCCAAAGGAGTATAATCAGACCTCGTTTTCCCGGTTTAATAACCTCCTACGAATATATTTTAACCAGCTAGATGCTGCACTGAGAAACGCTATGGCTGCACAAGAACCTTATGAACTACAAGTGGCCAAGGGGCAAGTTGTCGGGGCCAGCACTGTAAACAAGTTTGGGGCGAACCCAGACGTAGGTTCATCGGCGGAAGAAACTATCTGGGCAAACGGGGGAAACATAACGTGGCCTGCGGCTGCGTTTACCGCTTACATAGTTAGTAGTGACGCAGCAGATACAAGTGCAGGTACGGGTGCAAGGACAGTGACGGTATCGGGGCTTGATGCAGACTACAAAGACAAAACTGTTTCAGTGACACTCAATGGCACATCGGCTGTAGCCATATCAGGTACATGGTTACGTATAAACCGAGCGTTTGTAACATCTTCAGGTACAGGCGGCGGGGCTGCGGGCACTATAACGATACAGGACGTGGGAGCTACGGTCGTATATGCTAACCTCGGCTTGGGCAACCAGACGCAGATGGCGGTGTACACAGTCCCTGCGGGACATACGCTATACGTAGACCAGCTAACGTTCACTGCCGCAGTATCTATAGGTGCTAATTCTGCTGTTGTTAAGTTGAATACTCGGGACTTCGGCTCCAACACGTTCCGCACAAGGTATATAGCCGATTTACAGAGCGGGGATCTAATAAACTCGTTACAATACCCACTAGCGTTACCGGAAAAAACGGACATAGAAGCTAGAGCAGTAATGTCCGCCGGAACTGCATCCATAGCGGCATTTTTTGATGGGGTGTTAATTGCAAACTAAAGTACAGCCAATCGACAGCAAAGAGAAGTTGTTGTCTGGGCCGAACTTACTGGCCGAGTATTTTGCTAAAGTTGGGGAAGCCAACAACAAATCCTCAGCAGATATGGCCCCCGCGATGCAGAAGGTAGCGTTAACCGCGCAAGCCCCTAACGCCGATTACGTGCAGATAGGCAACACCGCTTTCCTAGGTGTTATGGGGACTAAGAAAGGTGCCGGACGAGTTATGGTGAGCGTGTACAACGTGGACACCGTGGACAACTTTATAATAAACCTACTGAAGTACAACAACTATATGTTGGATAAAAATATTTCAGAGGCGTTTTTTGTGTTTGGGAATTATAACTCTCTAGGCAAGATAGTGAATATGGCCGGCAAGATCATCCAAGGTCTCGGGGGTAACGCCGTGTTAGCTAAGGGGAAGGACTCTACGCAAGCATCCGTACTAATATCCCCTACTAAAGAAAAAATACCCTCAGAAAACATACCCAAACTCGGCGCGTTAATGAATAAATACAGGAATGGGTTGGCGGAATTACGTGAGGCTGTCCAATGAGCACTATTGTACGTGCAGGAAAAGTTAGCGACGTAGCTGCTATATATAGGCACATAGGGCAGTTTCACCAAGAGTCCCCCAAATACTCAAAGTTCCCCCTTGTTGAAGACAGGATGCGCGAGTTTCTAGTACGGGCGGTACTTAAAGATCGAGCCTGTGTGTACGTAGCTGAGAATGCCGACGAGGGGATAGTGGGAGTCATCGTCGGGGTTGTGGAGAAACAATTCTTTAGCGACTACTTAATACTATCTGACGCATTTTGGTATGTCGCCCCGCGGCACAGAAGCACTGGTGTAGGCAAGAAAATGATAGCCCCGTTTATCGCTTTTGGTAAGTCTATGAAGTGCGGCGATATTCTTGTAGGGACTACCACGAACATACTCCCAGAAAGAACTGGGGCGGCTTTAGAGAAACTAGGCTTTTCTATGCTGGGTACTGTGTACTCTTACGGCGGGGGAGAGTAGGTATGTGTGGCGGGAAGCTCGGCGAGTTGACAGGGTTAGACGACAGTTTTATTTACCGAGGGTTTAAGTCTTTTGAAGAAGAGGTATTCGATGAGTTTCTCGGATTAGGTGGAGTATATGACGCTGTTCAGGACGTAGGCGATGCCTTTGGTGGGGCAATAGAAGACGTATACGAGTTCCAACAAGATTTATTTGAAGACGTATTGCTCAAGCCCGTTGATTGGGTTGTTGATGGTGTTGAGTGGGCGAATGAAGAAATACTGGAACCCGCAGTTTCGTGGGCGTACGAAGAAGTAATAAAACCTGTTGGTGACTTTACCGAAGGTTTCGTCAAAGGATTGGCAGACGACCCACTTGGATCGTTAGCTAAGATAGCCGCTATAGCGACGGGAAACGTTTGGATGCTCCCTCTCATATCCGGCGCACAGACAGCGATTAACGGAGGGGACTTCGGCGACGTTTTGACAACTGTAGCAACCGGATACTTAACCCAAGGCGTTGGAAGCTACTTCGGAGATGTGACTGGGGAATTTATTAGTGGTTCGGGGTTAGGAGACGCTATAGGGCAGGGAGCGACGGACTTTATAGGGACAGTAGTAGGGCAAGGAGTAGCTGGTGCAACAACTGCGGTTGTCTACGGGGAAGACCCGCTTGACGCTTTTATAAACGGCGGGCTGACTGCTGCGGTAGGTGCAGGACTAGGGTTTATAGCAGAGAAAACCGGTTTTAACGGCAAGTTTAACCAACCCAAGACAAACGCAAACGGGGACGTGATAGGGACAGACGGGAACGTAATACAGTACCCTCCACCTGCGGGGTCTAGCGTTAAACCTGCTATGGAGCTTAAACCTCTTCCGCAAGCTGCACAAAACATGATAGGCGCGACTATATCCGCAGAGTTACAAGGGCGGGACGTAACTGCGGCGGAGCTTAACAACGCCCTAGCCAGAGGTATAGTAACAACAGAACTAGTCGGGGGTGGGTTAGAAAAGTTGGGTATATCCCCGACCGACGATCTAGCGTTGAGCTACATTACTCGTGCGGCGCAGCGCACTGCTGGACTTGTTTTGACAGACGGGCTTAACGAGCAAACTGGGCAAGGTGCAGCGGAGTACGCAAAATCCGCGCTAGACCAATACGCTACAGACCTGTTCTACCAACAAAACGAAGATTTTATAAAGAACATACT